ATTTCGAGGAGCTCGCGGGCATCACCAGCGACATGAGCCAGCGCATGAGCCGGGTGTTAACCCAGGGGTTGACGGAAGGCCGAGGCCCGCGCCAGATCGCCAGCGCCCTGCGCCGCGAGATCGAGGGCATGCCGCTCACCCGGGCCCGAATGATCGCGCGGACCGAGGTTATTCGTGCGCACTACGAGGCGAAGCTGAATCAGTTCGAGACGTTCGAGGTCGAGGGGATTTCGATTCAGGCCGAGATCCTGACCGCCGGCGACGGGCGGGTCTGCGAGCGCTGCAACGGGCTCCAGCTCCGGACCAGCCGAAACCCGATTCCGATCAGCCAGGCGCGGGGGTTGATCCCGCTGCATCCACAGTGCCGCTGCACAGCCATCCCGGCCAATGTTGGCGAGAACCGGGCGGCCCGCGAGGAACGGGCGCGGCTGGCGGCGATCAGGTCACGGATCGGGCAGGAAGCGGCCTAGGGCTCAATCGGCCTGCAATCGCGTCGGGAATCCATGACGAACGCACGAATATCGGCGATGCGGTAGCGCACCGACCCCTTCATCTTCACATACACCGGCCCTTCACCGTTCGACCGCCACCGCCTGAGCGTGGAGATCGAGACCGCGAGCACGTCGGAGGCCTGTCCTTCGGCGAGGAGCGTTTCGGGAGCGTGTGTTTCGGTCATCCATCAAAGCCTCGGCCCTCAGTTGATCCCCCGCCCAAGTGATTATTTAGTATCAAAAACGCTCAGGAGTTACCAGAAACTCCCATGGGCAAAAATCCCTATTGCGATCATGAGGCGTGCCCCCGTATAGCTCGCAGCATGAAGCTCGTCATCACGCACCGCAGCTCCGCTCCCCTCTCCCGCCGTGAAACGCTCGACGGCCGCGAATACCTCGTGGTTCCCGTTGTCGCCCTCGTTGAGGGCGTGCTGAACGGCATCTATGCGCCTGCTGATGAAATCGCCCAGTTCCCGGATTCGTGGAACGGCCGCCCCATCACCGTGAACCACCCCATGGATGGCGAGCTTCCCATTTCCGCCAACGGCGTCCGCGTGCTCGAGCGCCAGCAGATCGGCCAGCTATTCAACGCGCGGGTCGAAGGGGGCAGGCTCTCGGGCGAGATCTGGATCGACGCCCAGAAGGCGCGCCGCCTTGGGGGAGAAGCCGCGCAGGTCCTGGCCCGCCTTGAAGCCGGCGAGCATATCGAGGTTTCGACCGGCTACTTTGCCGAGATCGAACCGACCGCCGGCGAGTTCGGCGGCAAGCCCTACTCGGGCATCTACCGCCACATTCGCCCCGATCACCTGGCGGTCCTGCCCAATGCCGAGGGCGCGTGCAACCGCGCCATGGGCTGTGGGGCGCCGCGCGTGAACGTCATCGAGCGCATGCAGCAAACTCTGGTCGCGCTGGCTGCCAAGCTGGGCATCGGCGACGACCCCGACCCCGAGAAGGAGTCCGCCACCATGGACAAGAAAGACACGATCGATGCGCTGATCGCCAATCAGGCGTCGGGATTCGCCGAGAGCGACCGGAAGATGCTGGAGGGCCTGGACGAGAAGGTCCTCTCGCGCCTCTGCGCTCACGAGCACAAGCCCGGCGAGCCCTGCCCGCACAGCGAGCAGAAGCCGGCCGAAAAGCCCGCCGTCAACGCCGAGGCCCCGGCCATCCCCGCCGAGGTCGCCGCCCTGCTGGCCAAGCCGGGCGCGCTGGCCACGCTGGCGCGCGTGCTGGAAGGCGAGGCCACCCGCAAGACGGCGCTCGCCGCCAAGCTGGCCGCCAATGCCGCCTGCAAACTCACCGCCGAGCAGCTGGGCGCCATGGATGAGCCGACGCTCACGGCGCTCGAGCAGTCCCTCCTGCCGACCGGCGACTATAGCGGCCGCGGCTTCCCGGCCACCGATGAGGGCGGCGATGCCGACTATGCGCCTCCCGCCATTTTCGCGGCCCCCGTGGCCGCCAAGGAAAAGGAGGTCGCGTAAGCCATGAGCTCGTCCACGACTCCCAAAACCGTCCTGCTCAAGGGCAACCCGATCCGCAAGGAAGCGGCTGCCGGCGGGACCATCACTCCCGGCCACCTGGTCGCGCGCGCCAACACCGGCAAGTTCGTGGTCCAGGCTTCGGCCGACATCGACGTCGCCAAGGCGTTCGCGCTCGAAGCCGACCTGATCGGCAAGGGCATCGACGACAACTATGCGGCCGACGACCAGGTCCAGGTCGCCTACTGCCGGCCGGGCGATGAGATTTACGCCCTGCTGCCGGCCAACGCCGCCGCGGTCGTCATCGGCGACTTCTTGCAGTCCAACGGCAACGGCGCGCTCAAGAAGCTCGCCTCGGGCGTGGCCATCGCCGTCGCCCTCGAAGCCGTCGATAACTCAGGCGGCGCCACGCCGGCCCGTATCAAAGTGGAGGTGATCTGACCATGCGTGCTTTCCCCAGCACCCTGCAAGGCTTGATTGAGGGCGGGCTGAGCATCAATGCTCTGCGCCCCGCGATCAATGCCGACTCTCCCGAGCTGCGCGTCAACGGCGTGCTGCGCAAGGACGAGTGGAAGGCGTTCGATGAGCGCGTCATTCAGATCGCCCGCGACATGGTGACCGGCGTGGATGACCTCCGCGCGGCCGGCCTTGTCCGCAACCTGGGCGGGTTGGGCGTCATGACCGATGAGTGGGAAACCAGCTCGGACATGACCGGGGCCAACATCGACATGGCGGGCGTCACCCCCGGCGAGGAGGATTCGGCGACGTTCAACCTCCACGGCGTGCCGATCCCGATCATCCACAAGGATTTCCGGGTGAATATCCGGAGGCTGCTCGCTTCGCGCAAGCTCGGCACCCCGATCGACACGTTCCAGGCCGGCATTGCCACCCGTCGCGTGATCGATGCCGTCGAGAACATGTTGTTCAACGGCGCGTCGATCAAGAGCGACGGCTACACGATCTACGGCTACCTGACCCACCCCAACCGTAACATCATCACGACCAGTCAGGACTGGGGCACGCCGGCCAACATTCACGCCTCGGTGCGCGGGATGATTGCCGCGGCTGAATCCGACAATATGTTCGGCCCCTACATGCTCTACGTGAACAAGACGCAGTATGCCGAGACTCGCGCGCCCGAGGGCGTGGACCGCTTCATGACGGTCCGCGAGCGCGTCCTGCAGATGCCCGAGATTCGCGGTATCAAGCGCACGCAGGCCATCCCGGCCGGCACGGCGGTCCTGGTCCAGCTCACGGAGGACGTGGTCGATCTGGCCCTCGGTCAGGACATCGTCACCGTCCAGTGGGAGACGGACGGCGGCATGGTGTCGCACTTCAAGGTCATGACCGCCTTGGCGCCGCGCATCAAGGCCGACGACGACGGGCGCTCTGGCGTGGTCGTTCACACTGGAATCTGATCGGAGTAACCCATGAGCACCAAAGGAACGCACCGCGTCAAGTTCGGGACGATCTACGTTGACGGCAAGCCGCTGGAGACGGGCGACCTGATCAGTCCGACCGCTGCCCAGCTTGCCGCGTTCGGCGACAAACTCGAACCGCTGGCCGCCAAGGCCGATGACGGCAAACCTGCCGACGCCAAGACCAAGGAGACCAAGTAACATGCACACCAACCGATCCCTGAATATCGCCCTGATTGCCCTGGTCGCTGTGCTGCTGGCACCCATCGCCCCGGCCCAGCTCCTGGTGACTTCCGGCGCGATCGACCTGGAGCCGACGACCGGCGCGGCGACGATGACCGTGACCAGCGAGATCGGCGGGGTCGGCTCGTATGCCACCGCCAAAGGCGTTGCCGTCTACCGCATTGACTGGACCTCTTCGGCAGGTGGCGCGGTCACGGCCACCATTCCTGAGATCGTCGGGACGATCACGCGCGTTACGTTCAACCCGGACGCCGGCGCCGCCGCGCCTTCGGACAACTACGATGTGACGCTGTCCGACGCCGATGGCTTCGATGTGCTGGGCGCCAACGGTGCCAACCTGGATGAGGCCAACACGACCAGCGTAGCGGGGTTTGTCACCAATGCGGGCAGCCCGACCGGCTACGAACTGATCACCGTTTGCGGTGCGCTGGACCTGGCCATCACCAACGCCGGTGACAGCAAAGGCGGGCAGATCGCAATCTACGTCAAGCGCGAGTAGGCGCACTCCCAGCGACAGCCCGCAAGGCACGAGATAACCACAGGGGGCGCCGTGCCCCCTGTTCTCATTGCACAAAGGCCGCCATCATGCCCCGCGTTAGCGCAACCCAGGTCAAGGTCATCATCGAGACGACGCTCGCCGATTCAGTTGTCGAGGCCTGCATCGATACCGCGACCGTGATCGTTGACGACATCGCGGCGGCAGACGCGACGGTCAGCTCCGAGCGGCTGACCCTGCTCGAGAAGTGGCTTGCCGCTCACTTCGTCGCCATCCGGGAGCCGCGCACTCAGAGCGAGGGTGTCGCCGGCGGCGGGAACGAGAGCTTCCAGACGTTCAAGACGGACCTGGGCCTCGCCTCGACGCAGTACGGTCAGCAGGCGATCGCGCTGGACCCGACCGGCATCCTCGCCAAGGCCGGCGAGAAGAAACCACGCTGGCTGTTCAAGGTGGACTGATGGGCATCCACGAGAAACTCGCCGCGCAGACGATCACCTACTGGGCTCCGGCAGGAACGAGGGACGCCTACGGCAACCAGACGTTTGCCTCGCCAGCCCTGATCGGCGGCTTCTGGATGGACAAGCAGGAGCTCTTTGTCGACGCCGAGGGGCGCGAGGTGCGGAGCACGGCAGTCGTCTTCGTCGATCAGGACTGTGAGCTGGGTGGCTACCTGGCTGAGGGCGATCAGACGGCGACGGCGAACCCCGTGAGCGTCGACGGCGCGCGTGAGATCCGCGGCTGGGAAAAGATCCCGCACCTGCGGCAGATCGAAGCCAAGACCACCCGGAAGGCGCTGCTCTGATGGCGAAGTATTACCCGCCCCTCCAGACCGGCCGCGCGGCCATTATGGCAAACCTGCGTCGGGAGATTCAGGGAATTGAGAACCGCACGGCAGCGGGGTTGCTGAAGGCGGGCCTGGTCGTCGAGGGCGAGAGCAACATCCTGGCGCCGGTCGATACGGGGGCGCTGGTCAACAGCAGTTTCACTCGCCAGATCGACGAGAACGAAGTCGTCGTCGGCTACGGCGCTGCTTACGCGCCCTTCGTCCACGAGAAGCCGGGGCAGCAGTTCCAGAAGCCCGGAGCCGAGCACAAGTTTCTTGAGAAGGCCGTGGACCGCAACGCTGACCAGATCGTGCAGATCATCGCCCAGGAGGCGAAGGTTCGATGAAACGTTTGATCATTGCACTGATGGCGCTGTGCGCCGTGGCCCACGCCGACGACCCGCTGGTCTACGTTAGCTCGTGGAATACCGGCGTCAACCGCAACGCGACGGGCCAGAACCTCGCGGCGCAGCTTGACCGCATCGAGGAAGGCGAGCCGATTTTGCCGGTCTTCCAGTTGCCGAGTCCCGGCTTCGGGGCATCGGCAGATCCGGCGTCCCTGGCGCGGCTGGCGGAGTTGGGGCTGGCGTTCTCGGTGCGGGTGAACAACGCGGCCAACTATGTGGCTGACATTGAGTCGATCGATAGCTGGCGGGTGGCGGGGGAGGAGATCGGGCGCGAACTGGCGACGATCGCGGCGCTGGTGCCGGAGCCGCCGCTGGTGATCCTGGCCGACAACAACGAGGGGACGAAGGCCGAGGCGGGGACGCCGGAGCGGATGGGGGCGCTGCATGACGCCATCGAGGCGCAGTTGCCGGTGGCGTGGCAGCAGGTCATCCGGCATGTGGGCTACGGGGTCGGGCCGGTCTCGCATGAACTGGGGCGGAGCGGCTGGCGCGAAAGCGATGTGCGGCCGGACCGGCTGGGCGCGTGGGACGGTGGGAGCCAGCCTGCGCTGTATATCCATAGCTGGCGGACGAAAGAGAACGACACGACGGTGCTCGGGCCGCAGTTGTTCGCGGTGAACGTGGCCTATGGGCTGCGGCTGCTGGAAGAGACGCGGGCGGACTGGTGGCCGGAACTGAGCATCTGGCATGGGGAGTCGAAGGGGATTGCCGAGACGGGGCTGACGCCGGAGCGGTATGCGGGTTATGCGATGCTCGGGGCGTTCGTGGCGCGGCCGCGCGTGCTGCGGGAGTTTCTGAGTTCGGCGCTGCCGTTCGCGGCCTATGAGGACTACACGCGGGCGCTGTATGGCGTCGCCAAGCGCATCAACGGCGACGCGACGGTGCGGCGGTTCTGGGAGCGGGGCGAGCCGGTGATCAGCAGCCTGCCCTCGCCGCTGTGGCGCGACAGGCAGGACCTGCCGCTGGAGCATTACCGGCAGCGGGTGCTGCATACGCCGGCCAACCCGAAGCCCGCGCGGAAGGCGGACGGGACGTGGGACAAGTCGATCTGGAGTCTGGGGCCGGAATACCTGACGGAGCTGAACGTGTTCGCGGCGGCGATGGTGATCGATGACCGGGAGTATCTGGTGTTCGCGCAAGCGCCGAAGGGGCCGCTGACGGACGTGGCGGTGGACGTGCCGGGGCTGGGGACGGTGACGCTGTCGGTTGTTCCGCCCGAGGGGGATTTCTTCTATTTCGATGCGACGCCGGATGCGCCGCAGGAGCCGGAGATTCCGGTGCCGGTGCCGGGGCGAAAGCCAATGGAAATTATCGCCGATCTGTATCGGCTACTCGACGAACTGGAGGCTGCACTCTGATGGCAACTAATTTCACGCAGCGGGACGCGGCGCTTGATGAGATCGCAACGCGGATCACCGGGGAGATCAACCGGATGAATCAGGCGGTGGCTGCGTTCACCACGGCGAAGGGCAATCTGGCGGCGCTGGCGAGCCAATACGGCGCGATCATCACCGAGATCAACGAATCGGCCACGGCCAGCCCGAACGACGCGGCGGTGCAAGCGCAGAAGGCGCGCAAGGACAAATACGTGGCCGACTTTCAGGCGGCGCAGACGCGGGCTACGAGTCTTGAGACGGCCGTGGATGGGATCTGATGCTGCATGCGCTGCTGATTGCCGTCGCCGTGCTGGCGAGCCCGATCGATGAGATCCGCCGACTGCTGGCAGAAATAGAAGGTGATTTGATGGCCTGGGATACGACACCGACAAGGGTTTGCGAGATCACGATCCCTGCTGCACAGGTAGGCGCGGGCGGGGTGACTGATTTCACGGTGCTGCTGAATGAAGACAGTCTGCCTGCGGAGATTTTCACGGAGGCGAAGGCTGATGGCGCGGACATTCGCGCGGCGCTGGCGAGCGACGGCACGGGGCTCATGACGGTGGACGTGATCTTGTTCGACGCGGGGTCTGAGACGGCACTGCTGGCGGTGGGGCCGGTGAGCCTGAGTGCTGCTGTGAGCAACAGCATTTGGCTTTCCTACGGCGACGCGGGGGCGAGTGCGCAGACGGGGGCGAATGCGTATGCGGCGCACTGGGCTGGTTACTGGCCGATGTCGGAGGGATCGGGGGGCTCGGTCGCCGATCGGGTCGCGGGGAACACGGGCACGATCAACGGGGCAAGCTGGACCACGGGCGCGGGCATCCACGATGACGGGCTGGGCTTCGTGACGGATGACTACGTGGACGTGGGCGATATCGCGGCTTTGGACCTAAGCGCGTCGCTATCGGTCATCTGCTGGGCGGCGATCAACGCGAACCAGACCGGGACCATCGTCGCCAAGGGGTTGGGCGGCGAGAGCGATCATGCGTGGGATCTAAAATACCATTCGGCTCCCGAATCGTGGCGTGCATCGTTACGACGCTCCGGCGGACAAATCAACGTGGACGCGAACGCAACGGTGGCGGCGGACGGCACGCGCTATCACGTGGCGCTGACGTGGGACGGGACGACGGCGAAGATCTTCCACAACACGACGCAGAGCGCGTCGCAGTCGGTCAGTTCGCCGTTGAATACGAACAATCGCAGCGTGCGCTTCGGCGGGACGGACCCGGCGGCCGCGTCCAACGCGGACAAATTGAACGGCGCGATTGCCAGCCTGGCGTTGTTTGACGAAGCGGTGAGCGCGGCGTGGGTGACGACGAACTACAACAACACCTCCGCGCCGGGGAGTTTCGCGACGGCGGGGACGCCGGGCGATGTGGTGGGCGGGGGCGGGATTTCGATCCCTGTCGCCATGCACTACCGAAGGATGATGAGCCGATGAGCCTGATTTTGCGCCAATCCACGGCAGTTGATGTGTTGATCGGCCCGTTTGTCGATGCCGAAGACGGCGTGACAGCGGAAACCGAATTGACGATTGCGCAGGCCGATGTGCTGCTCTCAAAAAATGGGCAGGCGTTGGCGCAGAAGAACGATGATACATCGGCAACCCATGACGCGGCGGGCTATTACAACTGCGAACTGGACGCAACCGATACCGCGACGGTTGGCACGCTGCGGTTGGTGGTGAGTGAGAGCGGGGCCTTGCCGGTTTTCCATGATTTTCAGGTGGTGGAGGAAGCCATCTACGACGCGCTGTATGCGGATGGCGCAACGGGGCTGCTGCCGGCGAACACGACACAGATCGAAGGCGCGGACGCGACGACGACGATCGACGAGCGGGTGAATCAGCAGCTCGCCCTGTTCGATTTCGGGCTGCTCGTGCGCAATGAACTGGCGACCGAGCTGGCACGGATCGACGCGAACATCTCCTCGCGCTCGACGCTCGCGGCCGGCGCGGCGATGACTCTCACAAGCGGGGAGCGCACGGCGCTGGCCGCGGCCATCGAGGCCGCGATCATCAATGAGCTGGACGGCACGGCCGTCATGCAGGCCATCGCGGACCTGATCGCGGGTGACATGACGACCGGTGACCTGAGTGTGCAGGCGATCGCGGCGGCCACGCGCGATGCGGTGCTCAACCGGGTGCTCGCCAGCAATCATGAGACGGCGGGCAGCGTGGGCAAGCTGCTGCAATTTTTGGATGCGGCGATTTCCAGCCGGAGCACCTATGCCGGCGGCGACACCTCGGGCGTCTCGACGCTGCTCAATCGGCTGACCGACGAAAAGTCCGGCTATCTCGACAAGCTCAACGTGGATGGCACGCTCCTGCATACGAGCGCCACGATTGACGGAGTGGACCTGACAATGCTGCTGACCTATCTGCTGGCGCTGGTCGCGGGCAAGGTCGTGCGCTCAGGTCCGGATAACGCGCCAGTGCTGACGCTGCGCAATCAGGCCGATGATGCGGATCTGGTGAGCGTCACACTGGCGAGCAATGGAGGGCGCACCGTCTCATGAGCATCGCCGGCGCCAACCCTGTTGCGTTCTCCTCCTGGGGACTGCTGGCCACAGCCACGGTCTCAGGCGGCTGGGACGGCTCGACGACGGCCACCAGCCCGGCCGCGATGGTGGCGGAGATCCTGGACGCCGAGGGAATCGGCACACTCGGGACGGATCTTTTTGATTCACACGAGCCGGAGAAGCCCGACGCCTGCATTACCTGCTACGACTCGGGAGGCCTTCCTCCTGATCCCAAGTGGGGCTACGACCGGCCGCGCGTGCACGTGCGCGTCAGGTCCGCGCCGGGCGACAAAGCCGGCGGCTACACAATCGCAAAGGGCGTGAAGGACATTCTGCTCGGGATCACGCCGGGGGAAACCGTTCGCGGCATCACCATGCCGGGGGAGATCAGCCACGAGGGCCAGGACCAGAGCCGCCGACACATTTGGAATCTGAATTTCCTGTTGATGGTTCAGCCGACCGACGCCGGCAACCGCACCGCACTCTAAGGAGCTACGACCATGTCCGTTCACGTGACCTACGCCAAGGATGTCACCATCGACGGGACGCCGATCCCCGCGCGCACCGCGAGCCTCTCGCGCACCGGCAACGTCATCGACGACAGCAATTTTGTCACGTCGGCCGATGGCAATACCTCGCGCATGACCGGCCTAAAGGACTGGTCGTGCGAGGTCGAAGGGCACGCGAGCAAGGTGCAGGGGTATAAGGCCGTGCTCAAGAAGTCGGGCACGGCTACGACCCTGACCACCGAGGCGACGACCAACGTCTCGGGCAAAATCTATCAGATCACCGACGCAGCCAAGCGGGTGCTCGATCCGGATACGGCGGTTGTCGTCGCCGACGCCGATGGGGCGCTCGATCCGGGCGAGATCGAGAGCATCGATTACCTGTTCGGCAAGGTGACACTGGACGCGGCCTTCACGCCGAACGGCTCGGTGACGATCAGCGGCAAATACCTGCCCATGGCCGTCATCGCTCAGAACCGCGGCAGCTTCGGGCTGGAGATGAGCGGGCAGGACCTGGACGCGACCACGCGGGAGGCCGCCCAGTCCAACGGCGGCTGGATGGTTCATCAGGTCGGCCTGATCGACATCAGCTCGACCATCGAGCGATTCGATGACATCGCCGGCACCTACGAAGACATCCTGCTCGCGGGTGACCCGGTGCTGCTGGAGTTCAACCTCGCAAACGGCGCCCTGGTCTGCCGCGGCTGGTTCGTGCTGACGGGCGCGAACGCGGACGGCGAGGTCAGCGGCCAGGAGAACGAGGCGCTGGAATGGGCACTCTACGGTAAGACCGATATCAACTTCGGCTATGAGGCAACGGCCAGCCTGAATGCCGGCATCAAGGCGCTACTCGACAACTTCTTTGCGCGGACCACGGTGGCGCTGCAATACCTGCCCGACGGCACCAACGGCAGCGGGGGCAACGCCTATGTGTCGAGCGTCAGTATCAGCGGAGACAACGACAGCGAGCAGTTCAGCGCCACGCTCCTCAGCGCCGGCGCTCTCGCGGCCGTGCCGTAACAGCCAGCAGCGGCCAATGTTGGCCATTAACGGACAGCAATGGACTTTACGCCGCTGGGGGAATGCCTCGGCGGCCAACCCATACCAAAGAGCAAGGTGATTTATGAGCAACCGAGACAAGATCCGTTCGGCATTTCTGAACCAGCCCAAGCGCAAGCAGGGCGAGCTGGTGACGTCCAGCGACGGCGAAGCTCAGGTGGAAGTGCGGCCGCTGTCGATCTCCGCCCGCCGTGAGCTGGCGCGCAAGTCGGTCGTTGACGACGTGGTCGACATGACGCGCATGAAGCTCTACGCCATCGGCGCGATGTGCTATGAGCCGGGGACCGACACGCTGGTATTCGAGGACACCGACATCGACGTCATGCTCGGCCAGCTCTGCGGTAGCGACGTGGATAAGCTGGGCGACCTCTGCGTGAAGCTCATGAACGGGACCGCCGAGGCCAAGGCGGAAGCGGAAAAAAACTCCGAGGGGACCCCGAGCGACAATTCCTCTTCGTGATCGCGGAGATGCTCGGGTGTCCCGTCTGCGAGTTGGAGGAGCGGATGCCGGCGACGGAGCTCGATGACTGGGTGACGTTCCTCACGATCCGGCGGGAGCAGGAAGAAAAGGCAATGCACGAGGCCAGGGCAAAGAACAGGCACGGCAGGAAGGGGCGGCGCTGATGGCGACGGATCTCGGCAGTCTCTTTGTGCGCATCGGCTCGGAAACCTCGGGCCTCAAGCAGGGTGAGCGCGAGGTTGACCGTTCGACGCGCAAGATGGAGCAGAACATCCGGCGGACCGAAGGGGCGGCCAAGAAGCTGTGGCTGGCAATCGGCGGGACGGCCGCGATCTATGCCGGCGTTCGCATGGGCAAGGCCGTGGTCGAGGCCTCGATCGCCATGGAGCGGATCGACAACAGCCTGCGGGCGGCGACGGGCAGCGCTCAGCTGGCGCAGCGGGAGTTTGCGTTTGTGCGGGGCGAGGCGGAACGGCTGGGGCTGAATCTGCTGTCATCGGCGGATGCCTACTCGCAGCTCACGGCTGCCACGCGCGGCACTGAGCTTGCGGGGCAGGCCACGCGCGACATTTTCATTGGGGTTAGCGAGGCGGCGACGGTGCTCGGGCTCTCGGCCTATGAGACCGAGGGGGCGCTCAGGGCTATCGAGCAGATGGTCTCCAAGGGCAATGTGCAGGCCGAGGAATTGAGAGGTCAGCTTGGCGAGCGTCTGCCAGGGGCGTTTCAGATTGCCGCGCGGGCGATGGGCGTCACGACGCAAGAGCTAAACAAAATGCTCGACGAGGGGCAGGTGCTCGCGTCTGACCTGCTGCCCAAGCTGGCTGCGGAACTGCGGAAAACGTTCTCTAAGGATATTGAGAACGCGGTCAACGGCACGCAGCAGGCGATCAACCGGTTCAAAACAGCGGTGTTCGATCTCAAGGTCGCGATTGGGGATTCCGGATTTGTTGACGCATTCGCCGCGAGTCTGCGGGGGCTGACAAGCGTGCTCCGGGAGCTTCCGGTCATTGCGCGGGCGGGGGCGCTGACCGTCAACGACATTTTCCTGGCTTACGCCGAAGGCGCCAGAATGATCAGCAAGCTGCCGGGCCCTGCGGGAATGATGAAGATTTTTGGCTCTGACCCAGCCGAGATCGACAGAATCATCGCCCATTACAGGCGGTTGGGAGTTGAGCTGCGCAAGGAACTCGACAACCTGCATCTGCCGCCGGACTTCAACGACCCCATCAACCCGGTCGGCCGTTCCGGCGCGGGTGCGGCCGCCGATGGTGCCGCCGGCGAAGCGGCAAAGAAGAAAGCCGACGCCTACGCGCAAGCCGCGGCTGCGCTCCGGCTGGAGAACGAGGCGCTCCAGCTCACCCTTGCAGGCCGGGAGAGGGAGATTCCGCTGCTGGAACTGACTGCGAAGCTCAAGGCTGACGACGTGACCATGAGCAAGGATCAGCGAGACGCCTATCAGGCGCTGGTTGACCAGAACATCAGCTTGACCTCGGCGATTGAGGCGAAGAATGAGGCGGAGGCCGAAGCCAAGCGACTGGCGGAGCAACGCGCGGCGCAGATCCAGCGCGAAGAGCAGTCGATTGCCGACCTGATCAGCAGGCAGGGCGAGCAGCTCACGGTGCTCTATCAGAAGCTGCAGGGTGACGAAGAGCAGGCGCGTTGGCTGGAGACGCTGAACGGGCTGAACCTGGAACTGACCAGCCTGACCGATGAGCAGACCCAAGCCATCAAGGCCAACCTCGCGGCCATCGAGGAGTACAACACGGCTTTGGCGGAGAAGCAGCGCATCGAGCAGGTCGCGGCCGACGTGATCGAGCGCCAGATCACCGCCGAAGAGCGCCGGGCGGCGGCTATCCGCGATGTCGAGGCGGCGCTGACTAGGCAGCTGCTCACCGAACAGCAGGCGGCGGCAGAGATCCAGCGACTGGAACTGGAGGGCAACAAGCTCTACCAACTCGCCACCGGCATGAAAGACGAGTTCGCCGCGACGTTCACCGACATCATCATCGGGGCGGAAAGCGCAGGGGACGCATTCATCAACCTGGCCAAACAGATCGAGAAGGCCATCGTGCAAGCGCTGATGCTGCGGGCGATCAATGCGGGGATCGATTCAATTTTCGCCGGGGCTGGCAGCGCGGGATCGGTTGCTACTGTAGACGGCAACGCTGGCGGCGCCATCAGCTACGGCATGGCCAAGGGCGGAATCATCGACCGCCCGACATGGGTATCCCCGACGCAATACGCGGGCGAGGCGGGGCCCGAGGCCGTCCTTCCGCTCACCCGCACGCGCGGGGGAAACCTGGGCGTCATGGCGATGGGGGGCGAGCAGGGGCCGCCGGTGATCGTCCAGGTGATCGACCAGCGCAAGGGTGGGGGCGAGATCGAGCGGCAGGAGTCAACGGGCCCGAATGGCGAGCGCCAGATCCAGCTCTTCATCCGCGACGAGGTGCGGCGCCAGATGGATCAGGGCAACTTCGACGGGGCGCTCCGCCGCAATTACGGCGTCACGCGCACGGGGAGCGGACGATGAGCAACGCGCAATGGCCGGCCAGCCTTCCGCAATCCTACCTGCTGATCGGGCAGACCGAGCAGGCTCCGAACCTGATGTTGCGCACGCAGATGGACGCGGGCCCGGCCAAAACCCGGAAGCGGTTCACGGCGGGCGTGCGGATGCTCCGCGTGCGCTGGCTGATGACGCGCGCGCAAAAGGATACGTTCGACGCGTTCTACCGCGAGACGCTGGGCGGCGGGGCGCTGCGGTTTGACTATCGCCGGCAAGATCAGGACGCCAGCAGCGGGCTGACCGGCTTCGGCTCATGCCTGGAATTCAATGGCCGCGGCACCTACGTCCGGGTGGCCGACCACGCGAGCCTGAGCGCGGTCTCAAACCACCTGACGATTGAGTTCTGGCTGAAGGTCAACGACCCGAACGACGAATGCGGTGTGCTGCACAAGACAGCCGCCGGCGGCAATTTTGAATACGCCGTCGAGAAGCCCTCGGGCAACAGCCTGCTGATCTTCCGGGGCTACGCGCTTGACGGCAGCAACGCCTACTACCACACCGGCACGATCCCCGATGCGGACTGGCACCACTGGGCGCTCTCGCTCGACGGCAGCCAGAGCCACCTGTTCCGCGACGGTACGCTGCTGACCAGCGAGGCGAAGCTCGCCGGCAACATGGCCGACGGCTCGGGGGCGCTGGAAATCGGGCGCACGCCGACCTATGGCACGTTCGGCCGCATTGATGACGTGCGGATCTGGCAGGAGCAACGGACCTCGGAGATCCCCGGCGCCTACAACGCCGAGCTGGTCGGGGATGAGACCGACCTCGCGGGCTACTGGCAATTCAACGAGGGGACGGGGATCACCGCGGCAGACAGCCAGACCAGCGGCAACAACGACGGCATAATCATCGGCGCAAACTGGGTTCCGAACGTCGAGGCCATGCGGATTGTGAGCCCGCCTCAGTATACGGTCGCGAGCCATGAATACTGGCACGTCGACACGGAGCTGGAGGTCCTGCCCTGATGGCGCGCTCAGTTTCGGCAGCCTTCAAGCGCGCGGTGTTTGCGCAGGAGACGGACGAGGTTTTCGTCTTCCTGCTGACAATCGAGCATGCGGAGCTGGAAGAGCCGATGCGGGTCTGCTCGAACAGCGTGCAGGTGGTATCGCGCGGTGAGGCGTATCTGCCCCTGCCTTTTGGAGCCATGTTCCCCGGAGAGCATGATGACGAATTGGCCCGCGTGCGCCTTACGATTGACAACGTCGACCGGCGCATCGTCGAGGCGGTCAGGACGATCACGAGCGCCCCAACCGTGACACTGGAGGCAGTGCTCGCCAGCGCCCCGGATAACGTCGAAGCTGGCCCCTACGATTTTCGTCTGCGCGACGTGCGCTATGACCAGCTTGTTGTGGAGGGTGAGCTTTCCTTCGAGGATCTGCTGAACGAAGCGTACCCCGAGGGCATCTTCGCGCCCTCAGATTTCCCGGGGATTTTCTGATGGACGCCAACCGATATATCTCGATCCCGTTTGCCGAGCGTGGGCGCTCCTGGGAGGGCGTGGACTGCTGGGGGCTGGTCTGCCTGATCTACCATGAACAGCTGGGCATCGCGCTTCCGAGCTACCTGGATGACGATTACAAGACGACCGACGGGCCAACTATCTCATGCCTCATCGGCCAGAGAAAGGCCGAGGGCTGGGAGCCGGTCGCGCCTGGCACGGAACGCGAGGGGGACGTGATCCTGATGCGGATGGTGGGCCTGCCGTCGCATGTCGGAGTTGTGACACGGCCGGGGAGCATGATCCACGCCCTGCGCGGCGTGGGCGTCTGTCACGAACGCTACTGGAGCCCGCTATGGGCGAAGCGAATCATGGGGATCTATCGCTATGGGCGTGCCTGAGACCCAGCGCCAGCTTGCCGTTAATCCGGGGCGCGAAATTGACGCCAGAGGGCGTGTAAATGTGGTCACGTGCGCCCGTCCGTTCCTCACGGCGCGCGTGATCCACCAGATTCCCGAGGGCGGAACTATCCGAGAAATCCTGCAAGCCATCGGGGTGCGGCTTCAGCGCGGCATCAAGCTGACGGTTCAGGTCGGCGGCTACCCTATCCCTGAGGCGCTATGGGACAGGATCAGGCCAAAGGCGGCGGCTCAGCTCGTGGTCAAGGCCACGCCAGCAGGCGGCGGGGATGGCGGTGGCAGCGGACGCGCCGCACTCACCATTTTGGTCGCCATCGTTGCGATTGCGGCTTTCGTTTTCGTCGCACCGCTGGCGGCAGCGGGCTTAGGCGCCCTGGGGCTTGGCGCGACGGCAGCCGGTTACGGCGGGCTGATCGCTGGTGGTCTGGCGGCGGGCGTCGTTTCGTTCGCCGGCGGCCTCGCCGTCAACGCAATCGCCCCTCCGCCGCAGCCTGAACTGGGGCGACTATCCGGATCGGGCGGCGGGCAAGACAGGGCGAGCCAGACGCTCTTCCTGCGCGGCGCGCGCAACCAGGCGAGCCCGTTTGGCGTCATCCCGCGCGTCATGGGCCGCCACCGGATGATCCCGCCCTACGCGGTGGCGCCCTACACCGAGGACCACGCCGATATCTGGATGGCGGCCGCGTTCTGCGTGGGTTACGGGCCGGTTCTGATCGACGACATTCGCATTGGCGAGGTTAGCGTCGATGATTTTGAAGAGATCGCGGTTGATACGGCTTTTGGCTTTGCGAACGACCCAACGCTCCAGGTTGAGATCGATGATGAACGTTCGGCCATTCCCCAGGTTCGAGGCGACGACTACAACGTGCTGCTCGAAGAGGGCGAGCCGGTCGTGCGGACCACGGCACCCAATACGGATCAGATTGCCGTCGATATTCACTTTCCGCGCGGGCTCGTGCTGATCAATGACGAGGGGGAATACGAAAAAAGAAAGGTCGAACTGCGCTTTGAATATGCCCCTGTAGGCACAGGTAACTGGACGGCGCGAAGCGGTGATGATGAGGACAATGACGGCGAGGAGACCGTTGAAGGCAATGACACGAGCGCGCTCTACAAATCATGGGTCTGGAAGGTGGCTCGCGGCCAGTACGATGTGCGAATCACCCGGCTGAATGAAAACGATGAGGGCAAAGACGAGCACCTGTTTGATGAGGCGTGGCTGTCCAAGCTGACCAGCTACCGGTTTGACCCGCCAGTGAACAAGCCGGGCATGGCCATGTTCTCAATTGGCGTCCGGGCGAGCGATCAGATCAATGGCGTGCTAGACACCGTCAACGCCGTCATCTGGTCGCTCCTGCCCGACCTGGGCGCGCACCAGGTGCGCTTTGACGGCGGGAAGGAGCACCTGCGGGCAAAGTATGGCGAGGTCTCCGGTGACCGGCTGAGCCCAAACATCACGGGTGCGGGCGCGCGGACGTATGAATGGTGGATGCTTGCGGAAACGGACGGCGCCGAGACGCAGGGCGTGTTCGAGGATGGCTTTGGCAACGGCGCTGGTCGCGACTTTTGCTTCCGGCTCCAGAGCAAGGCGACTGAGACATGGCGCTTGGATTTCGGCGGCGGGACGGTGTTCGATCAGGCGGTTTCCGGCAGTGTGGACGGTGATTGGCACCACTGGGCCATCACCTATGACGGCACGGACGCGCGGCTCTATTTCGACGGAGTCGAGCAGGGCACGGCGCGGACCGTAGCGCTCAACACTGCGGCCGATCGGCTGCGTGTGGCCGAAGTCAACGGAGTTCGGTTTCGGGGGCGGATTCGGGATTTTCGCAAGTGGAGCGTTGCGCGGTCCCAGAGCGAGATCGACGACAACAAGGCCAACGTCTACACGGGGATGCCAAGCGAGACGATCCCTGCAGATATTATCAGCCTTTACCCAATGCATGAGGGCCGGGGCGGCTGGTGTATCGACCTCGGGCCGCGGCGTAATCACCTGCAGCACATGAACACGCCATCCTGGCATGACGTATCGGGCACGGTGACGGAATATTGGGCCATCCGCCCGACGAGCAACCCCGCGAGCATCTTTCGTGAAATCCTGCAAGGGAGCGCGAACCGCAACCCGGTGGCGGATTCGCGGATCGACCTCACGACGCTGGAGGCCTGGCATGTCTGGAACCGCGAGAAGGGCAATGCCTTCAACATGGTGCTCGACTTCCCGAGCACGGTTTTTGAACGGCTGCGCTCGGTGGCGGGAGCGGGCCTTGCGAGCTTCACGATGCGCGACGGCAAATACAGCGTCGTCATGGATCGCCAGCAAGAGCAGGTAATTCAGCACTTCACTCCTCTTAACTCGTGGGGATTCCAGGGGCGCAAAGTGTTCCGCGATGTTCCCACCGCACTCAAGATCCGGTTCGTGAATGCGGACAACGACTGGCAGCAGGATGAGCGAACTGTCTATGACGATGGGCACGACGAGAACACTGACAACGTGTTTGAGAACCTGGAGCTGCCCGGCATCACCGACCCGGATCAGGTTTGGCGGCATGGACGGCACCACATCGCCGTCTCCAAGCTCCGCCCGGAAACGTACGAACTGCGCGTTGACGTGGAGCACATGGTCTGCACGCGCGGCGACCTGGTGAAAGTTACGCATGACATTATGCTGGTCGGCCTCGGCTGGGGGCGCATTAAAGCCGTGTCACTGGACGGCGACGGCAAGGCGCTGGCGCTCCAGACCGATGAGCGTTTCACGATGGAGGCAGGGAAAACCTATCAGGTCACAGTGCGCGGCGATACCGGCGCATCCTACACCCATACCGTGATCACCGAAGAGGGTGAATGGAACACGCTTCGGCTCTCAACACCGACAGCGGACGGCATACAGGCGGGCGATCTGCTGATGTTCGGCGAGAGCGGCAAGGTCACTAGCAACATGCTGGTTAAGAGCGTCGAGCCGCACGAGGACATGACGGCGCTCCTGACGCTGGTCGACGAATCGCCGGGCATCTACACAGCGGCGGACGGCGAGATTCCACCCTGGAATCCGAACATCACGCTCCCGCCCGACGACGAGCGCATGCCGCCGCCACCGACGATCACTCATATCGTGGCCGACGAATCGGCGCTGCTCCGGGACGGCGACGGCGCTTTCATCGTCCGGGCCATGCTCACGATCAGCTACAGCTCGGGCCGCTGGCAGCCGCCTGATCGCGTCGAGACGCAATTTCGGATCGCGGGCAGCAGCGGCTGGGCCTCGACGGGCATGCAGCCGCTCCAGGGCCGCGTGATCTATGTGACCGGGGTCGAGGAACGGCGCTACTACGAATTCCGCGTGCGCACGGTCTCGCGGCTGGGGCAGATCAGCGAATGGAGTGCGTATCACTCGGCCTACATCATCGGCAAGACGAGCCTTCCGCCGACCGTTCAGGGACTGCGAGTGACAGAACTGTCTGGCGGCACGCGCAAGATCAGCTGGAGCACGGCCAATCAGCCGCTCGACTACCGCGGCGTCAAGATCCGCTATTACCTCGGCTCGACCAGCGACTGGTCGGCAATGACCGACCTGGCCGACACGATCTATGCCGAGAGCCCTGTCGAGACGGTGCGGCCGACCGCAGGCGGCGCTTACACGTTCGCAGCCAAAGCGGTGGACTATAGCGGCAACGAGAGCGCGAACGCGGCGTTCTACGAGGTCGAACTGGACGCGATCCCGACGCCCGGCGTGAAGGTATTCCAGGACGCGCGCGAAATGGGCTGGCCGGGGACGCTTGGCGCTCAGAACTACATCGAGGACGGCGTGATCCGCGGCGGATCATCGGCAACGTGGGACACATGGGAGACCGCGCCGGAGACGTGGGACACCCTGGAGACGTGGCAGGACGGGGCGGCGGCCACGCTCACGTATACGCACACGGCGATCGACCTGGGCGCCAGCAAGGCCTACCGCGTGACAACGTGGGGCAAGCTGGCGGGCGACTTCAACACGCAAGTCCAGATGAGCTACAGCGACGACGGAGTGAACTATTCAGCCTTTGAGAACGTGGGCGTATTCACCGGGCGCTACGTCATCGTCAAAGTCACCGCGCCGCCCCTGCCGACGCCCGACAACGAGGTCGTGCTCTCTGAGCTGCATATCACCGTCGAGCCGATGACCACGGACGTGCCGACGATGGCCGACGAGCCGGACAGCGCGACCGAGGGGCAGCTCTACGCGAACAGCACCGACCACAAGCTCTACTACTACACGGGCTCGGCCTGGGTAGCGCTCAACTGATGGGAGAGACGAAATGACGTGGCCAGCATCAGCATCTTTCGCGACAACGCACCTGGACAGCGGAGGGGATTCGCCCGCGAGCGCCCGCGCCGATATTCTCGCGCTGATGAATGACGTGGAAGACATCATCGCCGCCGCCGGAATCGCCGAAGGGGTTGCCACGCTGGGCGCGGACGGCTATGTCCCGCAGGAGCAGCTGCCCGTCGTGCCGATCAGCAAGGGCGGCACGGGCGCGTCCGATGCGGCGACCGCACGCTATAACCTGGGCCTGACGCCGTTCGACCCGGGCGCGTCAACTGAATCGCTGGGCCCGGTAGACATCAGCCACGTCTCGACCCTGCAACTGTTGACGCTGGAGAGCGAGGCCGACAACGCCGACGAGATCATCATGCGCGTCAATCGCTACCGTCCGGCGGGCGTGGATGCGGACGATATTTTTGCGATCAACGTCTACGCCAATGATGACGGGGGCGATCCGAGTTGGCTGTCCAGCATCAAAACGGTGATGGAGGACTCGGGCGCGGGCTCGGTCGATGCGTCGATGCTGTTCTCGGTTCGGACGGGCGACGTGCTGACCGGGCGGCTGGAACTCGACGGCGATACCGTGCGCGTGCTGGGTAAGCTGGCGGGCGGTTCGAGCGGGGCGGCGGGGGCTCCGGCAACGAATGAGCTGCTGTGGGGAGGGCCGATCCAGATCGCGGCGGGCAGCGTGGATGCGCTCGATATCGTGAGCAGCAAAACCGGCACGGGCTCGTTCGCGGTCCGAATCCCCAACGGCGCGTGGTATGCGTCGAAAAACTCAGGCGGCAGCAACATCCGGCTTTTCAGCCTTGGCGCGACGAATGACGTGTTCATGGGCGCAGTGGACAACGCGGGGGGGAAGGTCTACATCCGCGAGGGCGGCACAAATCGGATCAGCATTTCGGTCGGCGGCAACATCGGGATGGGCACCAACACGACCGATGCGGCGGCCAAGCTGGAAATTCTGGCGACCACCGAGCAGTTGAGGCTGAGCTACGACGCCTCGAACTACGCCAAACACACCATTGCGGCGGACGGTGCTCTGACCCTCGCGACGGTCGGGACGGACGCCGACCTGATCCTCGGCACGCCCAACATGGCCAGCGCGATCTTTGTTGATGACTCGGCCGGTATGGTGCAGGTCAACGGCGTTCTGCAGGTCGTCCGCTCAGCAGTTGGCCAGCCCACCGTGGACGGCAAGGCGGGCAACGCGCGGCGCTATGTGCTGCCGATTTACTACCAGACGACCAACGCCACGCCGGTGGACATCACGATCGCGAGCGGGCTGGTCAACGGCGACAGCTTCCGAATCCAGATTGATCTGGGGTATGCCGACACGAGCGCACCGCCGGTCAATTACGGCGGCATCATCATCAGCTATCTTGCTGGCCGGCGTATGGATTCCTCTGGCGTGATCCAAGACAACGAGGTGCTTGTCAGCAAGGAGGGCGACGCCGCGATCGATGCTGAGGTGGTGGCGAGCGGCACGAGCCTGCTGCTCAGACTGACCGGAAAAGCAGCCACAACCATCGAATGGTTTGGCGATGTGGAAATGATCACGAAACAGGCATAGGAGGGCATCATGCCACTGACAACCGAACAGATTGAGGATCTCAAGGCCCAGCAGCTCGCACTCGTGGACCTTATCCGAGAGAGCAACGACCGGCTGCGCCTGATCGGCGATGCGCTGGACCACCATGAACGCTACAGCGATGCGTATCTGGCCGAGTTGGTCGGCGTGCGGCTGGCCGAGAGCAAGGCACGGATCGAAGAGCGCATCGAAGGCGGCGAGGTGCGGCGCGTGCGGCCGGTGGAGCCGGAACCGGAGCCGGTCATCGAACCGGAAAATCCCATTGAATCAGGAGGCCGTGAACGATGAGTGCGGAAGCGAAAATCGAGGAAGTCGGGCCGAAGAGGCCAAGCGTTGACCTGTCGGCGCGTGATCAGAAGCTCGTGAGGATCGGCGAGCTGCGTAGCTGGCTCCAGCAGGCGCGTGAACGGCTGGCGCAGATCCAGGCCGAGCATGACCGGCTCGTGAGCGAGCTGGCGAGCGAGAGGCAGGCGGCGGAGGCCACGCCTGCGGAGTAACTGCCATGGGAGAGGTCGTTGTCATGACAGAGCGGTGGGCAATATTCATCGTCGGCGCGTGCCTGACCATGGGCACAGCGGCGGTTGGCCAGATCGTGACGATGGTCTGGTTTGCAGCCAAGGTGAAGGTCACAGTTGATTTTCTCCGTGAGTCGATCGAGCGCCACGAGGAAGAAAACGAGAAGGATTTTGCCCACCAGAGCACGGCGCACCGCGAGGCCATCGAGGGCGTTCACGCCCGGATCGGGCGGACGGAGAAGCGGGTGGACGCCCTTGCCGATAAAGTCGCTGAGCATGATCGCGATATTGCAGTTTGCGCGGGACAGAAAGGAATACGGCTATGAAGACGATCATCGCATTGGCGGCGCTGCTGCTGGCCGGCTGCGTCTCGACGCACGAGGTCAAATACGAGGAGGTCAACCAGGACGGCAGCTATATCAGCACGTGGGTCCGCGAGAGCGTTCCACCGGGCGGCAAGAAGCTGAGCGAAGGCCAGACTCAGGCGGGCGTAGACGCTGATGGAAGCTGGGATCTGATCATCAACGGCACGGCCGAGACCGACGCCCAGGGCACGGCTGAGTTCTACCGCGCCATCGTTGAGTCGGCCATACAGGCGGGCATTGCGGCCGGCCTGGCGGCAGCGGCCGCGGGGGCTGTGCCGGCGATTCCGGGGCCGTGAACAATTCTTCGAATTGAAAGAGGTGCTTTATGGGCAGCTGGGACGGAAATCCAAGCTCGATTCTGACGGCCACGAACCGATGCATCGTCGAATCGGGGCTTGTTAATGTTCGCCTTGCCATAGGCGAGCTGCGCGAAATCGAATCCGTGCTTGATGGCGTGAACCCCGAAGATCATTCGTCGAAACAGGCCGCGACCGTCAGGGGCATCGTTGAATATCGCGTGAAAAAGGCCGCTGCTCGCATCAAGCAGCTTCAGGACATGCTAAAGCGGGAGGACGGATCATGACGTGGCAAGAGTTTCTACTCCGACTGCTCGAATCCGAAGCGGTCATCGCCTTCGTCCTCGCGGCGATCGGCGCGGCGGGCACGTGGGTCATCCGGCGGCTGAAGCTCAGTGAACAGCAGCGCCAGCAGGCCGAGGACGCACTTCGGGGTGGCGTGGAGTGGGTCTGGGAGAACCGGGCACGGATCGCCAAGCGCGAGGGGCTCAAGCTCTCGCCTGAGCAGCGCGAAGAGTTCCGGCGCATGGCCACCAACTACGCGCGGGAGCTCGCCCGCGACAAGGGCGTCGATCTGGACAAGGTGCTGATGAGCGAGGAGGTCATCAACGGGATCATCCACGAGATCATCAGCGCGCGGCGGCAGGGGGAGAGCGGCAAGCTGGGTGCTCCATTGCCGGCGGCGGTCATCACCGACGAAGACTCGCTGGCGCAGCGGGTGTTGGAAAAAATTGCGGGAATAAAATCCAACCGTGGCGAAGGCTGATCGGTTGGAAAAAATTGCGGGAATAAAATCCAACCATGCCTCTCCTCTCCCCCGGCCTCATCAACTACTACAACGGCCTCTGGCGCTCCCTCAGGCCCGAGGCGGGCGAGCGCCAAGCCCAGCAGGTCGTTGACGGGCATCGGCGCTACATCGCCGTCCAGCGCGTCTCAGGCGTGCCGTGGTATCTGGTGGGCATTATCCACTACCTAGAGAGCAACTTCTCGTGGTCGAGTTGTCTGCACAATGGCGACCCGCTGCCCGGTCCGACAACGCGCTGGCCGCCGTGGCGGGGGCCGTTTGCATCGTGGGAGGAGGCCGCGATCGACGCGCTGCACATGAAGCGGAACGCCTGGAACTTCGTGACGACCTGGGACATGCTTCACGAGATCCTGCTGGCGCTCGAGGTCTACAACGGCACGGGCTACCTCTTTCGGCATCCCGAGGTCAACTCGCCTTACCTCTGGGGGCAGACCAATCACCACAGCCGGGGGAAGTATGTTGCGGATGGCCGGTATGATCCGCAGGCAATCACGCGCCAGGTCGGCGCCGCCGCGATCCTCTGGCATCTGCTGAAGGTCTATCCGGACTCTATGCCCAAGCTGGATCTGTTCGAGCCGAGCCATCCTGGGCCGGTCACAGGGCCGCAGGCGGGCCGCTGGGAGGTCTCACGGCTTCAGGCGTGGCTCAACATGCAACCGGGGCCGCTGATCACCGTGGACGGCCGCTGGGGGCCGCAGACGGCCAACAGATTTCAGGCGGTCTTTCGGATCGCCGCATAGGTGTCGGGGGAAACGTGGCCCCCGGCAGACCGTCTGCGCAGGATGGCCGGTAACGCGATTGTGAGTGGCCGAAAGGCATCGCCCTCGGGAAACCGGGGGCTTTTTTTCTGTTGGGCGCAATCTTTCCGCCCAACTTGCCCTGGCTGAAACGCCTAAGTCGAGCAGGATCAGTTGGGCGATTTGGGCGCAAAGTTTCCGCCCAGCTCTCCGTTCGGTGTAGCCCCCGCGCCCCATTTCCCGGCATTTCACGGCATTTAAGACGGTTTCGGAGCTACACTTTTCGGGCGATCAAGCATCCGTCAAGCAACGCGAAAATCCCTGATTTCATTGGCTTTTGGTGCGGACGCCGGGACTCGAACCCGGACCCTTTCGGACTGAAACCTAAATCAAGATCAGATCAGCCATTCTCAACGATCCGCGGATTTTTGTAGCTCCGGGTGTAGCAGGGCCTCGATGGCCTCGGCGATGGGTTCCAGGTCCTGGAGCAGGGCATCGGCCATGTAGTGGCGCGCGCTGATGCGGCCTACGCGGCTGGAGGTGTGGCCGATCCAGGCCTCGACCAGATCGGAGTCGAGCCGCGGGCGGCGACGGTGGGCCCAGGTCGTAAACGTCTTTCGCAACAGCTTGGCCTGGGGGATGCCGGCGGCTTCCGCGATGGCCCGGTTGAGCTGGCGCCGTTCCATGGCCGCTCCCCGGCGCCGGCCGATCAGGCCGCCGATCAGGGGGGCCGCGGGATCGTCGCCGACCAGGGGGCGGAGCCACTCCAGGATCGTCGGGGGCAGCGGCAGCAAGCGGCGGCTGGTCGGGTTTTTCGCGCGGCGTCCGCCGACTTGGAGGGTTGCGGCGTCAAGGTCCACGTCGCCGACCGCGAGGCGCCCGATTTCAGAGGGGCGCAGGCCCATGAGCCCCGAGAGGGCCACAGCGGCCCGCATCCGAGCATCACCGGCCTCTGAGAGTCGGGAAAGGGCCTTCCTGACCGCTTCCATGGGCGGGATCGGTGTTTCACGTGGAACGTCGTCGCGTTCGTCCAGCACAAGCCCGCCGATCACGTCGGACCCGCCCCGGCTGGCCGCCATGCGGGTTGCCCGGCGAAGCGCTATGAGGTGATGCCGGCGCGTGTCGTATTTCGCCCCCCGGGTGCGCAGCTCGGCAATCCAGCCGGAGACGTGCTCCAAGCGGATATCGTCCACGTATTCCAGGCCGGACCATTCGGCAAACCGGCGGATCTCCCGGTAATGCCGATCGTATTCCTCGGGCGAGCGCTGGGCTTCGCGGCGCGTGCTCGGGTGCAGGTCCCAGGCGTCCACGATGCGCAGCCGCGCGAACAGCTCCACTTCGGGCCTTGCCCGCTGGCCGGTCAGCAGTTCCTCGGCTTGCCGGGGCGTAATGGCCCTCAGCCGGGCGGCATGGCGGATGCTCTCGGGGTCGGGGTCGATCTCCAGCAGTCGGCAGTAACGCTCGCACTCACCGGCATAGGCCAGCGCCGCGGCGCGCTCGTCTTCGGCTCCGGCGAGAGCCCGGGCCGGGATGCGAATCTGCTTTCTCGCGTTGCGGCTGGGCATGCGGCCCAAGGGGCGGAAGCGGGCAATCCAGCCCTTGGTGTCACGGTAGGCGGAGGACATCAGTCTACCGGAGGATCATCATCGTCAAATTCGTTGTCGATCGGCGGCGGGATCAAGGGCGCCTTCTTGGCTGGAGGAAGGAAATTGGATTCAGTAACCACTTTTTTGCCAGAAGCCTTTTCGATCTGGCGCCTCGCATCCCCAGCTACCCGACCCCCAGCGATGGCTGCCTTTTGGTTCTCGGGAAAGCCTTGCGCATCGTTGCTCACAGCGATTTCTCGCGTTGCCTCTTCGCCCAAGGTTGTGAGCACGAGTTCAAGCGGAGACATGTGATCTCTGAGCTGATGGCTGCTCTTGAGTCCCTTGAAATCCTTGTGCATTCGCGTGGTTATCGAGAATGTGCCCCTCGAAATGTCATCGGTCAAGATTCCGTACTCGGCTCCTTTTACGCCCCTGGCTTTCCATTCCGACGTCAGGGCATGGCGGCTGACGATCCCTTCAAGCCGCCTGCGAATCCAAGCCCGATCCCTGCCTTGGATCTCGTAGTTTGCGATCGCGCGCTTGATAGCTATCTCGGGATTTTGGGCCTCTAGCACACGCTCATAAGCAACCCTGGCCAGCCATCGCTTGAATGGCTCCGCGTGCTTGGATCGAATGGACTGAACAACCCTGAAAACGGTCTCAGCGGTTGCGCAGTCCGTCTCGCGGAGACGCATGTCATCTGCAAGCAGTCTCAACTGTCGAATTTCTGTCGACAGTTGCGTATCCCCAGACTCCTCAATGATCCGCCTTTTGAGGGCATTCCAATAGCTGCGAGGATTGGCGGATTCCGCCAAGGCTCCGGTGATGTCTACCAGGGAAAACCACCATTCATCATTGTGGATCACGCTCCTGATCGTTCGGCCCCGGTAGGCGAAGTCCCCGTTCTGGCCCTCGGCAAATATGGGCTGCCCCTCACTGCGAACGGTTACCGGTAGCGTCCTCGCGGCCTGTTCAATCAACTGATCCATCGTCATGTTCTCGGGCGTCGGCTTTTTCTCTGGCATCACGATCCTCCTGTTAATTTCGAACGCATTTCCTTCACCCACACTCCCCCTCGGTCCGCTCCAGCTCCGCGAGCACCATGAACGCCCGGAAATAGTCATCCTCGGCGACGTGCAAGAGCGCGTGCCGGGTGATCTCAGGCAGCTTCGACTCCTCAATCCTGAGCCGCAGCTCGGCAGCCTGTTCGTCGTTCACGGGCGGATCCAGGGCGATGCAGTAATAGGCAGCGAGCTTCCTCAGGTCGCCAATCTCCGCGTGAGTCTCCCCTCCCCTGGCCAGCTGCAGGAAGGTGTAGGGGCTCACGCCGATCGACATGGCGGTCAATGATGGATCTCGTTCACGCTTCATGACGTACCGCAGCGCGGGCGGGACTTCCGTGAACACCGACATTACAAACTCCCCTCGGTTCGCCTTTTCGACGGCGGCGTTCATCTCGCCAAGCAGCTCATAGTGCCCGAGCGGACGCCTGGGGCAATCGCAGCCAGAATGACAACGTGATCCCTCTGAATCGTCCTCCATGATGCCAATTCTCCTTCCCCAAGGATCAGGCAGTTGTGCGGGTCCTACTCGTTCGCGGGCTCCTCGACCTTCTTCCACACGTCGCCTTCGACCTTGTAGCCGAACTGGCCGTAGATGTAGGGGATAAACCAGAAAAGGTAGCTGATCTTGGCGTTAGTCAGGTAGTCGCCCTCGTGCTCGTCCAGTGCCGCGTCAATGGCTTCCTCCATGTTCGGCATTCCCGTGGGGATAATGATAATGATGTGTTTGTAAGCCTTCCCGACCGCGCCCCGGACAACCATTTCATGCTCTGCGTCGAGGTCCACGTTGCGCGATGAGACGACGGACAGATCGCCGTGGCGCTGGACGCAGCCGGGCAGGATGGAAGCCGCCAACAGCAGGACGGCGAGGGGCAGGGGGTTGCGGGGCATGGCGGGCTCCTTTACTTTTCACTCATCTTCGAGCGCCTGAGCGCGTCCAGGTCAGCATTAGCGCGCATCCATTCCAGGACATGAAAGACAGCCTCGATCTCGTGAGGGCCGGGCGACCACATATCCGTGATCTCAAGATGCTCAGGCCAATTGATATAGCGCGTGGTGACAGTCTTTGCCGACCTTAGCTGGTCGATAATTTGAGCAGCCTGCTCTCCCGCAAAGGGATCTCCGTTGCTGCTCGTAAACGGCTCGTTGGCATCGATTCGGATCGCTGAGCTTGATCTTGGATAGCGGTCAGCGCCAGCGGAAACAAGTATCGATGCTGCGAAGTGAATCCACAGATCCCCCCGGTAGGCGATAATGCTTACCTCGTCGTCGATGGGATCGAAATATAAGCTTGTGGTCCAGTAATTGCCCAGGCCTCCAGCGCCAACAGTGCTCTGACCGCTTGACCTTACCAGCCAATAGGGAACCCCGTTCCAAATCCCTTGCTCGATGGGCCGAACACGACGGATAAACTGGCCATCACGGTAAGCCGCGTGGTCATCCGCAACAAGTTCGACCGTTCCGTCAGAAGCAACCCGTGAGTCCGCCGTGAAAATGTCAACCTCAAGAACCTCCACCGGCGGATCAAGCAGATGGGAAGGGGTGCTTCGGGGTTGTGCGGCTGTGCTCACGGGAGCCAAAGGAGCGACAGAGGATTGAGTGATATTGGGCTGATCAATGCCAGCGCAACCCGACGAAACCGACACGGCCAGTAGGATCAGAACTGCGGCCGCCGCCGCGTTGCTTCCATGTTTGCGCATAGCTCTATCGCCTCCAGAAACTGATTATCCACGATGGCTTGAATTGCCCTCTTCTGGCCATTGGTTAAGCTGGATGCATGCACTCGGAAAAGTATGTTTTCAATAAGGTTTTCCCGCTTCGGCGTTGCGTGGCTGCGCTCCACGTAATACATAAGGCTCTCTCCGGTTAGGTTTGGGTCTTCTGCGACTTCAGAGAGCTGGTGATCTGCTGGAGAAGGTTTTCGGCGGCCCGACCCAGGGCCTTGATCTCCCGATCCGATTCAGCGGTCAGATCGGTCGCCAGCCGGACCTGATCGAGAGCGAGCAGGAAGAGGGCCTCGGGCTTGCTGGCCATCCTGCGCTCCAGGATGAGGCGTGCTTCCTCGGGCTCAATCTCGAACTCGTCCGGCAGTGGGTATTCGTCATCGCTGGTCAAGACAGGCGCGCGGCGGTGACTTGCCGGCGGCTGTTTGACTTTGGCCTTGATCCTCCTTTCCGCTTTTCCTTCGCCTTCTGTGGCAGGAAGCCCCGTCGTTCTGTCGAGCATCAAAACGTCGCAAATGGAATCTATCAGGCTCGCCCTGGGGTCTCGAATGAAGCCGCGCGCGATCTTGTGAAGAGTGTCAGGCGTGCAGCCAACACGATCGGCCAATGCTGTCTTGTTACGGTGTTTCGCCAGGGCCTGCCGGACGTTTTCGATCTTGCTCGCGGTCATGCTATCCGTCCGTAGGCAATAAGGGATTATTGCGACGGAAGATTCTGGCATGCGACAATAATTTAGTATTGACATGGGGCAATACTTTATTATAGTCTTCCCTCATCACGAGGAGAGAAGGCCCATGAATCCACAGATTGCAGAGCTGAGAGCCCGGCGAATCGCCTTGGGCATAACCCAGCGGGAACTGGCTGAACGGGCTCAACTGAGCAAGGTCTTGGTGGAGAAGCTGGAAACCGGCAAACACCTAAACCCAACGCTCAATACCCTCGAAAGCCTTAAGTCGGCCCTCAACCGTCTGGAGCAGGAACGCGCGGCGGAATCGGCAGATCAGCGGCAGAGCGCGTAGGAGCGGGAACGTGGATCAGACAAGCACAGTCCAGCCCAAGCCGTCACGTCGAAAGAGCACCTATCGTTTCGACGGGCGCTACGGGCAATCCCCGGCGACACTCGCCCAGGCGATCGCGCTCCAGCTCCACGCCGCGCGGGATCAATTCGGCGGCGTCAACGAGATGATCGGCGAGCTGATGGGGGCGGACGCGACCACGGTGTATGCGTGGGGACGGCGCGGCGAGCTGGGGCGTTATGCGTGGACGGCGGCGGGGATCGAAGCCGTCTGCCGCACGACCGGCGGGGCGCACGTGCTGGCGTTCCTCGCGAGGATCGGGGCCGAGGCGCCCACGGTGACCGGCTGCCACCATGCGGCGCTCAGGCAGCTGGCGGACCGCAACCGCTCCCTTGCCGGTCTGGTGGCGCAGGCGGCCGACGACCTGAGCCCCGACGACGACACGCCGGGACGGTTCGACCCGGGCGAGCTGGCGCGGCTGCATGCGGCGCTGGCGGAGGAATCGGCGGGGCTGACGAGCCTGGTGCTGCTGGTCGAGAAACTTTTGCAGGAGGCGGCGTGATGCTACCTGAATCGCTGAAAGTGCGGATCACGACAGACCGGCACGGCAAGGCGCTGGCGGTGGTGGAAAACCAAGGGGTCGAGCTCTACCCGGCTCAGATGCGAGAGCTGGCGAAGGCGCTGATCAATGCGGCGTTTGCCTGCGAGCGGCTGAAGCCAACGGGCAAGGCCGGGACGGTGAAGATCACGCTGGAATATGCGCTGGAGCAGCAGGGATGAAGCCGAGCGTTGAGCAAATCCTTCAGCAGGCCGTCATGCAGGGGCAACGGACCGAGGTTGCTCTTGACCGGCTGGCCGATCTGTTGATCGCCAATCAGCCGCTCTTTTACCCGGTCGATAAGGCGCTGGCTGACCGCTACGCGCTGACGCTCGACCAGGTGAAGGAGATCTGCAAGGAGCACGGGCTGACCAAGCCGCAGCGAGGCAAACAGACCGTCATCCACCGCAAGGACAGGGAGCGGCTGGACGGGATTATCGAGCGACTCAGGCAGGAGGAATCGGCGGCATGATCACGTTTCGCCTGCAATCGGACGGCACAGTCGAGGCGCTCAATGGCAGCCGCCGCAAGGTCTACCAGTGGCAGCGCACGCCGCTGGAATACCAGGGATTTTATCTGCTGGAGATCGTCGCCGGCCATCGCGAGGCGAAGCAGCGCCTGCGGGCGTTCCTGCCGGTGCTGCGGGAGCACTGGCGCAAGCCCACGGCGACGATCACGGATGAGGAAATCCGCACCTGGCTTGCGTTTGAGCGGACGAAAGTTTCGGCCTCAACCGAGGCCCAAAACGAAAAGATCCCCGCCTGATCTCTGGTCAAGAAGCGGCGGGGATCTCAATCCACAACGGAGGAACAAGGCCAATGATGCACACAGCAACGACCGAAATCAAGTGCCGAATCCATTTCGGCGAACTGCGGACGGACGAGGAGATCGCCGCGCTGTGGGAGCGACTGCGCCCGCACCTGGAGGTCATGCAGGGCAACGGGCAGAAGATCCAGCCATCCTACCTGCGCTTCATTCAGCAGGCGGTCAATTTCCGGGTGCGCCCCGGCCACGCGCCGAAGGTGAGCCTGATCGTGGGCGATGAGCCGGAGCTGATCGACCGGGAGATCCGTTTCGCCCTCTGGTGTGAGATCGAGGACGTGCCGGCCAACGTCATGGACGACCTGGCGGACGAGGCAGCCAGCTACGCGCTCACGGTCGAGCGGCACATTGACGCGTGGCTGGAGTCGATGCTGCTCTCCGGGTTCGGCCGGGTGAACGTCGAGGCCCAGACGCCCGAGCCGAGCGAGGAATCGGCTCTCGCGTTTGCCGAGCAGGAAGAGCGGCGGCGAACGCGGGCACCGCGGGCGGCCTTGCAGCCCTGGGCGGGGGTGCAGCCATGAGCAATGAACTCGCGACCCGCACACAGGCCCAGATCGTCCATGCACAGGAATGGATGGGCGACAAGGCCAGTCTCGCCATCGTGCGCCGGGATCTGGCGCCGGGGCTCGACGACCAGGAGTTCCAGGTCTACCTCGGCGTCTGCCGGGCAACCGGGCTGAATCCGATCTTGCGCCAGATCTACGCAATCAAACGTAAAGACGCGAAGGCGCCATCAGGGCACCGCGTGACGTATCAGATGGGCATTGACGGCCTGCGGCTTCAGGCGGACCGCTCGCGAGCCTACGCCGGCAGTGATGATCCCGAGTTCAGCTACCGGGAAAACGTCAAGTTTCCTATCACAGCCACCTGCACCGTCTGGAAGGTGGTCGGCGGCGTTCGCTGTCCGTTCACCGCCACGGCGCGCTGGTCGGAATATTGCCCGAGCCGATCCGAGGACGCCTTCATGTGGAACTCCAAGCCGTGCGTCATGCTCGGCAAGTGCGCCGAGGCGCTGGCGCTGCGCAAGGCTTTTCCGGCCGAAACGAGCGGGTTTTATATCCCGGAGGAATTGCAGGCGAGCGAGACGCTGGACGTCGAGGCGGAAGCGGTCAGCATCGCCATGCCCAAGCGCAAGAGCGAGCAGGCCCCGCCGGCGCAATCCGAACCGAGCCCGCAGGCCGACATTGCCGCCGAAGTGGCGGAGCAGGACCGCCGTGAGAAGGAACTGGCCGACGCCCAGTATCAGCAGACAGACCTGGACTGGTCGGGCAACTGGACGAAAGGCGTGATCGAAAACACGAGCGTCAAGACCGGCGGCAGCGGCGACAAAAGCTGGAAGCTGACCGGCGGCAAGTGCAGTGACGGCCACTGGTACAACACGTTCTCCGAGACGGTCGGAAGCCGGCTTGTCGAAGCCTGCCAGCGCGGCGCGGCGGTGTTCGTCAAGTGGGAGCCCAACAAGAAATACGCGGACAAGCGTGATGCGCTGGAGGTTCGGTTTCCATGACGACCATCCTCACCCCAGGCCTTGAGTTCGACGAGGACCTGCACGCCTACACGTTAGATGGCGAGCCGATCCCGTCCGTAACACAGGTGATCACGCGGGCCGGGCTGATCGACACCACGTTCTTTACCGAGGAAGCCCGAGACAGGGGCAGGGCGGTCCACGCGGCCGCCCACTACCTCGCCGAGGATGATCTAGACCTCGCCACTGTTGACCCGCGCATCACCGGCTATGTCGAAGCGGCGCTGCGAGCGCTGTCCGACATGCGGCTCGATCCCTACCTGGTTGAGTGCAGCCTATCGCACCCCGATTTGCGCTATGCCGGCACGTTCGATGTGCTCGCGTGCCGGGATTCCGAGCTCTGGCTCGCCGACTATAAAACCGGAGCCTACCACAGCGCTCATATCGCCCAACTCGCCGCTTACTACGAGCTGATCCGGGCGAACCTGCCGCACCTGGGCATGACGCGAGCGGACCTGGAACGCATGACCCCGATTGCGATCTATCTGCGCCGTGACGGGCGCTACACCACCCACCCGGTTGACGCAGGCAGACGCCGCCTCGGCTGGTCGCAATTTTCACGGGCGCTCCTGGAGCAGCCCGAAACCACACCGGAGGAACAAGCGATATGAGTGAATCAACCCAACTGGCTCCCGTCTGGCAGGACGGGGCGCTGACCCCTGAAGCCATCGAGGGGGCGGCCGGACTGGTCCCGGCCTTCACCCGCGACTGGCAGGGCGTGCTGCAACGCACCGGGCTCATGCAGCAGGTCAGTGATCTGCCGGCGCGCAAGGCGACGACCGACGCGATCCTGGAAGTCGCCGAAACCGTGAAGACAGCCGAGGCCCACTTTGAGCCTTACACCAAGGCGGCCAATGCCCTGCATAAGACGATCACCGGGACCCGCAAGGAGATCGTCGACGAGCTCAGCAAGGAGCGCCGGCGGCTGGAATTCATGATCGGAGGCTTCGACCAGGAGCAGGCCAAGAAGCGCCGCGAGGAGGAGGCCCGCCTGCGCCGTGAGCAGGAAGAGAAGGCCGCGGCGGAGCGCAAGGCCCGCGAGGATGCGGCCATTGCCGAAGCTGAGAAGCTGCAAGCCGAGGGGAAGGCTTCCGAGGCCGAGGGACTGCTCGATGCGGCGCTGGAGGATCTGGAGCGCCCGATCATGGTGCCCGAGGTCATCATCCCCGATCGTACGCCCTCGGCGAAGGAATCGGGCGTCGGGACCACGAAAACCTATAGCGCCGTCGTCGAGAACATCCGCGACCTGATCAAGGCGGCGGCGGAGAACCCCGAGGCCTACGAGCGTTTTCTCTGCGCGGACACCAAGACCCTGAACGCCATGGCGCGGGCGCAGAAAGAGGCTTTCAAAGTTCCCGGCGTGCGGCTGGACGTCAAGACGACGTTCCGGGCGGTCGGGAAGTAAGTTTCAGCCCGCCCGGCCCCTGTCACCCGGTTTGACTCGTGCCGCGGGAAGCAGGAAAAACGGCGGCTCATGACCCAACCGAAAGAGCCGGGCGGCTGAAAAAAGCCAATGAAAATGAGGGGAAAGCTAATGCCGCGCAAATACACATGGCTACCCGACGCCCGCACCATGCAGGTCTACGCTCCCGAGGAGGGTCGGGTCTACACGCTGGGCTCACCAAGACCCGAGGGGCTCGGCTGCGGACATGCGGGGCCGGAAGCGGAGAATCTCGCGCTCTCAATCCTGGTCGACGCCCTCGGGCAGAACGCCGCCGCGGATCTCTACTGTTATTTCAAATGGGACGTGATCTGCCGCAAGTCCAGCGAGGTGCGCTGGAGCATCACCGAGGACGAGATCCTCACCTGGAAAGACGAGATGGTTGGCGAGCTGCGCCGACGCCTGCTCGCAGCGGGCGCATGAAACTGGGGCGCCGCGTCCGCGCCTCGAAAGTAGAGGCGGCAACGTCCACAAATCGGCCGGCGCCCCACCATCCCGCGATCTGAAGCCCTCGGGTTGCCTCGCAACCTCCTTCCCCCTCCCATCCGCGCGGCGACTCGGGGGCTTCAGGTGGCCGGATGGCCAACCACATAACCACGGAAAGGAATTGCCGATGAAGGAATTGCTGCAACTCGCAAACATTGAGTTGGGAGCGCTGCTGGATGCTGCAAACGAATACCTGGCGGAGGTCAGCCAGGATGTGCTCGACCGGCCTCACATCGGGGACGCACGCGAGGTGAGCATCAAGATCCAGCTTAAGCCCGACGTGCAGTATCACGAGGGATGCGCCACCAACATGCCGACTATTGACTGGGCGGTCGGCAAAAAGATGCCCGGCTGCAAGGGCATGACGACCAGGGCTTATGCCGAAGACGGCAAGCTGATCATCAACACGGGCCTACCCCTTGGCGGAAACCCTCGCCAACGGACGATATTCGATAACGAGAAGGAGGCCGGCTGATGCTGGACCTGCAAACCCTCAACCGCCTGATCGAACTGGGATCGTCGGCGACCCACTTGCGGGACGACAGGCTCTATAACTACGTCGCGGTCAACGGCAAAGTCGAGCGGATCGCGAAACTGAACCCCAAGCGGGAGCACGTCTTCCGCAGCTTGGAGGGGTTTCTCGACTACCTCAACTCGGACAAGTCTGGCAGCGGGCCGGGGATCATTTTCGTCGGCGAGAAAAGCATCGTCGCCGAACTGGACTACATGAGCGAACTGAGGCAGACGGCCGCCCTGCCGCTGGCGCACTCCGAGGAATACCTCGCGGCTCAGTCGCTTTTCTCAGGGCTTCCGCAAAAGGCCCTCTGGAGGCTCTTGCTGACCAAGCTGGATGGCTGCATCTCCAACGAGCTGCTGCTCCAGATCAGTTCCTTGAACGTGAAGATCCAGGCTGATGCTGATCTCGACATCCAGCGCACCGGGCTTGAGAACAGCCGCCAGAATCAGACCGTCCGCGTGACGTTCAATGATCCCAAGGGCAAGGGAACCCGAACAGCCGAGATCGAAACCGCCTGGTCGTGGGTCGGTCGTATCTGGGAGGCGTGGGACCACACCTTCGAGATCGAGACCACAATGGAGATCGAATCGAACCAGGGCGTGCAGTTCGTTTTCCATCCGAAGCGACTGGAGACCACAACGCGCAATGCGCTGCTGGCTTTGGTCAGTCATGTGCAGGAGAAGGTCCAAGCGGATCGATTCACGGTCTACGAGGGCACCTTCTGACCTGATGCCCAGGCCCGCCAACCGTTCCGAGCAGTGGCCCGATCACAACGCCATCCGCGTGGGCGACGACCTGACCGTCACCTATCACGGGCAGGTGGTTGGGCGGCTCCGGGTGAACGGGCGGACCTGGGCGGACGGGCAGCCCATCTACGAGGTCGGGGGCTGGCCCTGCTACACCTTGGCCGGCGCGGCCTACTCGCTGGTTACCAGGCACCTAAGAGGGAAACCATGAGCATCGCCGCATCAGTGACCGCCGCCCTGCTGCTGGCGCTGATTATTCTGCTGGCCGTCGATTGGATCGACCGGATGCTTGACTCGTGAGCCGATTCAACTCGCCAGCTTGCCCCGTCCATACCCACCGCACCCACCGCGACCGCGACGTGGCCGACCAGGTTCGGCCGTCCGATCCGATCCGCTGCGACGGCTGCAACTCGGTCTGGCAGCCGGGCCGTCTGTTCTGGACCCGGGAAAGCCAGCCGCTCTATCGCTGGTGTGACCGATGCCGGCGGCGCAACGAGGACGAGGCTCAGGACTGGCAGATGCTGACCGAGGAGGACATCCGCGCGATCGCGGAGAGTGACGACGGCGAGGCGGAGCCGGCCACCGCCCCGGCCGGCAACTTTTCGCGCCAGTTCCATGCGGCGGCGAACCGCCTTTTGGAGGGCGAGCCCGAGATCCGGCCGCGCATCCCGAAACCCAAACCCCAACCCAAACGAGAGGAGCAGACCATGCCCACCGGCAAATACGAACGCACCCCCGAGATGAATGCCAAGCGGCTGGAGACGCGCCGTCGCAATGCGGCGCTGAGGGCCGCAGGAGCCGCCCCAGCCCCCACGCGCGGCGCAACCGAGCCCACCCTGGACGACGTTCTGGCCGCGGTGGCCGTGCTCAAGCGGCTCTCGGTAAGCGCCCGCGAATCCCTGCTGAGCCTGATTGACTGATGCCTGACGCAGCCTGGCACAACGCGAAGAACGCGCGGGCCGAGGTGCGGGCGCGGGCGGCGTTCGAGGCATCTGGCGGATTCGATCCGGAGCGGCGGGCGGCCGAGATCGCTGCCCTGCCCGAGATCGACTTCGAGGGCCGGGCGCTGGTGCAACTGACCTGCCAGCGTTGCCGGAGACCGCGCAACCTGCCGCGCTCGGTCTGCTGGAGCCTGATCTCGCTCGCTCATTACCGCTGCGTATGGTGCGCGATCCGCGGCTGAACCCACTTTGAACCCAGGGAGGAACTGGACTTATGGCAGTAGCCACAACCGAGAGACTTGAGCAAATCGAACTCAAGCGATTCATCCCGACCCCGGAAAACCCTCGCGTGATCAGCGAGAGCGATCCCAAAACCCTGAGCCTGGTCGAATCAGTAAAGGCCAACGGCGTGCGCGTGCCGGTGCTCTGCCGCCCGCACCCGGAGAAGAGCGGCTCCTATGATCTGCGCGCTGGTCATCGCCGTCTGGTCGCGGCGCGGCTGGCCGGCCTGAAAACAATTCCCGCCGTCATCCGCGAGATGAACGACGACGAGGCCCTGACCGAAACCCTCATCGAGAACATGGACCGCGAGGATCTGACGCCGATCGAGGAGGCGCGCGGGATCGCCACCATGCGCGGCCACGGCTGGACCATTCAGCAGATCGCCGAGCAGCTCGGCAAGAGCCCGCAGACGATCGCGCGGCGGGCGAACCTGCTGAGCCTCACCGAACGCTGGCAGCAGGAGATGACGGAGAACGAAGACGCCCAGGGCTGGCCGATCGCGAGCTATGAGCTGATCGCCCGGCTGCCGGCCGAGGTTCAGGACCGGCTGCTGGAGAACTCCGCATACAAGCTGGCCGACTGGGGGCGCAAGCCGAGAGAGCTGGAGCGGGTGCTGGACGAGTATCGGCACCTGCTGAAGTCGGCAACCTGGGCGCTTGATGATGCGGAGCTGGTCGCCGGCGCTGGCGCATGCACCCTATGCCCGAAGCGGTCGAGTTGCCAGCCGGACCTGTTCGCCGAACAGCAGGAGGATACCTGCCTCGACTCGGAATGCTGGGCGGGCAAGGCCGCGGCCGTCATCCAGCGCAAGGTGGACGATCTGCGGGCGAAGCATCCGGAGGCCGTGGTCGTCCGGCGCCGCGGGCTCTATGAGCCGGAGCTGAACGCGTTCAATCCGGTTCGCGATTGGGAGACCTCCCCGGCCAAGAAGGGCGAGCAGGGTGCCGTGCCGGCGCTCATGATCGGCGGGGGCAAGCAGCCGAGCGTGACCTGGGTCAAGCTGGGCAGTGGCGGGGCTGGAAATGCAGGCCGGCAGCCGGGGCAGAAAAAGACACTTGCCGAACGGCTGGCGGCCCTCACGAAGCGGCGTCAGAAGCGGGCGGTGCAGTTGTTCCGGGAGCGGCTCGAAGAATACCAGAAGGATTTCGGCGGGGAGGGCGCGGTCATCGACGACATCGCCTTCGCGTGGCTCGCCCTGGTCTACGGAGTCGCCCGTTACAGCTATACCGACAAGCAGCCCAAGTGGCTCGACAAGTGGCAGCGTCCGGATCTGGACCAGCTCTCGATGGAGACCGCCCGCCGGGTGTGTAAGTCGATCCTAGACCAGATGCCTGAATGGGATGTTGCGGGGAACTGGAGGCGGACCTGCCATATCTGCCCGGCGCTAAACATGGACGCCAGTGCCTACATGGAGGCGGCGACGAACGAGATCCCGACGCCGAAGAGCATCCTCCAGGAGCAGGCGCAAGCCGAGCTGGAGAAGAAGCCGGCGAAGAAGGCGGCAAAGAAGGCCGGGCGAACGCCAACGCCGGCAGAGGTCGAGCGCGGTTACGACATCGGCGGAAACAGGATCGCATACGCGAGTGACGGCAAGGCGATGGAGATCACGCCCAGGGCCAAGAAGGCCGGGAAGGGGCGGAACTCCTGATGCCCGGAGCCGAAACCAGCCTCAACAAAGCCCTCCTGCAGTTTCTGCGGTACCACCCGAAGGTGGCCGACGTGTGGAGGAACAACACAGCGGCCTTCCCGATCACTCCGCCGGGCGGGAAGCGCCGATTTCTGAAGTTCTCCCGCCCCGGCATCAGCGACATCCTCGGCTACCTGAAAGACGGCCGCATCCTCGCGGTCGAGGGCAAGGTCGGCGACAACAAGCCCACCGAGGCGCAGCAGGAGTTCATTGACCGCGTCCGCGCGGCCGGCGGCGTGGGCATCATCGCTTATTCGATCGACGACGTTGAAAGGGGGCTCAGATGAACTGCCATAACTGCAAGCAGCCGCTGGGGGATCGCTATGTCACCCGGCGAGTTGAGCAGCGCCACCGGATTCAGCCCGGCCGGCGCACGGCAAGGCCCGCGATGATCAGGCGCTACTGCCTGGCGTGCGGAAACCAGCCACGACTCCGGGAGCACCTGGAGCGCGAGGAGAAGAGAACCAGCGAATGGATGAAGCCAGGAGGGGTGAGGGACTGAGGACGGTTGCTGATACCCGCCGAGGGGCGGAAACCTGCTGAGGGGATACGGAGATATGGCTCGATACCGAAAGGTGAGCGTGCAGATCTGGGGTGATCGAAAGTTCAGGAGGCTGTCAACAGAGGGGGCTCTCGTCTGCTTCCACATTCTGACGCACCCCAACATGACATCCATTGGGGCAATGCGCGGGACCGTCGCCGGCCTCGCGTCAGAAATCCCTGAGACGATCAGCCCGGAAGGGTATGCCAAAGGCTTCGAGGAAGGCTTGCGGGAAGGCTTATGGGAAGCCTCCACAGAGGCCCCCCTGATCGCTGTCCCGAATTTCCTGAAGCACAACAAGCCGGAGAGCCCGAACGTCGTCAGATCCTGGGCTGCAATCGTGGACACGCTTCCGGAATGCTCTCTCCGAGACATTCATTTCCAACGAGTTAAAGCCTTTGCGGAAGGCTTGGGCAAAGGCTTTCGGGAAGCCTTACCGGAAGCCTTCCGGGAACCCTTGCCGAAGGGTATGCCTAATCCCGAGCCCGAACCCGAACAGGAACCCGAACAGGAGCACAAACAAGAGCGCCACGCCGCACCGCCAAACGCCCCCGCCGCGCCGCCAGCGGAAAACCGTGTGTGTGCGTCTGGGCTGAAAGCACGATTCGAGCAATTCTGGGCCGAATACCCGAGCAAGAAGGCCAAGCCGAAGGCGTGGGAGGTATGGGAGGAGCTCGCCCCGGATGACGCCCTGCTGGCCGTGATGCTCGAAGCGATCGCCCTGCAGAAGACCTGCAACCAGTGGCGCCGGGGCGTGATTCCAAACCCCGACACATGGCTCCGAGAACGCCGCTGGGAGGACCAGCCGGCCGAGTCGCCAGGCCCCGGCCGGGAGGGGAAGCCCGCGCCACCCGCCGATCCGCCCCGCGGCTTTAAGCGCCCAGCCGTGCACCTTCCGAGTCAGCCGCCGCCCAAGATCCCGGAGGCTGCCCGGGAACGGGCCGGCGAGTGGGAAGTCGTTCGCGAGCGGCTGGCCGCGACGGTCGACACCGAGAGCTTCGACACGTGGATCGAACCGGCGCGGTGCCTCGGGCGGACCGACCGAGAGATCTGGCTGGAAGCGCCGAGCGTGTTCATCCGCAACTGGCTGGCAAACAACTTTGACGAGGCCATCGTTCAAGCCTCGGGAGCGCGACGGGTGCATTTCCTGGTCGCTGAGATTGCGGAGGAGGTCGAAGCGTAATGGGATCTCACATCCAATGGACGGACGAATCCTGGAATCCCGTAGTTGGCTGCGACCCGGTAAGCCCTGGCTGCCTGAATTGCTACGCCGCAAGGATGGCCAAACGCCTGCAAGCCATGGGCGTTCGCGGCTATGACGGCGTGATTAACGATCGGGGCCACTGGACCGGCACAATCAACCTGGTCAATGAGGCGCTGGAGAAGCCGCTGCATTGGCGCGAGCCGCGCATGGTGTTCGTCAATTCTATGAGCGATTTATTCCATGAGGATGTGCCAGTTGATTTCATCGCCCGCGTTTGGGCGATCATGAATCGCGCACCTGCCCATACATTTCAGATCCTTACCAAGCGTCCCGAGCGCATGTGCGAATGGCTGAATCGCGCCGCAGACTGGGGGGGATGGATCACGCACAACGGCAATCCGCCCTCGGCCTATGACGGTGACGGCATCATAATCGGAAGCTCCGACCGCTGGCCGCTCCCCAACGTCTGGCTTGGCACCTCAACCGAGAACCAGGAGCAGGCCGACAAGCGCATCCCGCACCTGCTGCGATGCCCTGCGGCGGTGCGGTTCGTGAGTGCGGAGCCGCTGCTGGGGGCGATTGATTTTCGCCAATGGCTGCCTATCTGCGATTGGTGCGGGGAGGGCGAAATCATGGGTAACTACCGCTGCTCTGAATGTGGGGAGTTCCACTGTGACGGCCCCCAGCGCACCTTTTCTGAGCGCATCCATCAGATTATCGCCGGCGGCGAGAGCGGACCGAACGCGCGGCCGTGCAACGTCGAATGGATCAGGGACATCGTGCGCCAGTGCCGGGCGGCGGGGGTGGCGTGTTTCGTCAAGCAGCTTGGCAGCCGACCCTATGAGCCGTGCCGGCGTTGCGAGGGCAAGGGCTACCATCACGGTTTCGGAGAGCATGGGCATGATCCCGACTGGTGCACCGAATGCGGTGGATCACAGGCGCAATTCCTTGATCTCAGGCACCCCAAAGGCGGCGCCCCATCGGAATGGGCGGAGGATCTGCGGGTGAGACAGTTTCCGAATGAAAAGGCCGGCCAGGAAGACACACCGACCGGCCCGGCCGCGCGTCAGGGGTAGGATGCCGTAACCACGGCATACGCGGCCGGAAACACGATAGCAGACAGGAGGACCGAATCAACCATGTGGGATAGCCTAAGTGAGCCAATCACAAAGCAGGAAAGCACCCGATCCGAGCGGGCCGCTGAGCGTGTGCTGAGCGAACTGGATAGCATTCTTGGGGAGCGCCTGCTCGACTGGGATAATCGGGCCAACAGTCCGGAGCTGAAGCGCTGCATTCGGGCGAAGGTCGCCGATCTGATTGAGCGCGTGACCAAGGTCTCGCGATTTCAGCGGATCTGCGAAGAGCAGGCCGCCCAGATCAAGAACCTTGAGCGCCAATTGCGCGCCCACGAGGGCTACTGGACGTGCGCGGGGTGTGGCATCGAGTTTGGCCCGGAAGTGGAATATGTCTCGCACGTGGATGAATACCTGTGCGTGGACTGCGACATTGCCGACGAGGCGGAAAGAGAGAACCCGGAGCTATGAGCAATCAACCGATCACAGGAAAGATCACCTTTGGCCCGCAGCGAACCGTGGCGGACCAGATCAGGGAAGAGCGGATCAGGCGGTTGATAGAGCGGGGCACGAATCGGCGGAATCGCCGCATCGAGCAACTATCGAAGGTTCTACGGGACATCGTGAAAGCCATCGACGATGGTGCCGTCGCGATCCAAGGGCCATTGATTCGGAGCCCGGACGACTCAGTCGAATATTTTTGGGCCGATGAGTGGCTACACCTCGCCAAGCTGGCGCTTGCCCAAGCCGAGGAGCCCAGCACGGCCGCCAATCGGTCCTGGCTCAAGACCGCCGCCGAAAAGCTGTCCGTCTACGTCCACAACCGCGTGGTGACCGACGGCGGGGACTTCGATGAGGATGACGCGGCGGAGATCATCCGGAAAGCGATGGCGGGGCAATGAGCGGCTACAGACAGCGGCTTGCCCGGCATCCGGGAATCATTCCGGCCTGGGCGACCATCGGCATTCTCCTGGCGGCTTCGACATCCGAGCGCGAAGGCATGGCGCCATGGATTCTGGCGGCGGCATTTCTGATCGTCATCTGGGCTACCGTGCTCTGGACGGCAAGGGCTTGAATCGCCCTAACTTCATGAGTCATAGTAACCCGGACGCAATAGGAGGCTGGACAAGTGGCAAAAAAGCGCGGCCGACAGCTTGATATCGAAGAGCGAAGGCGCGAAGTCGCCCGGATGGTCCGCGAGCGGATCGGATACCGCGAGATCGCGGTCAAGCTGAAGGTCAGCAAGTCAACGGTCGGATCGGACGTGCAGGCGATCTTGGCCGAGTGGCGGGCCGAGCAGGTGGACAACATCGAGCGCCAGCGCCTGATTGATCTGGCCACGATTGATGAGGGCATCCGCCCCCTGCTTCCCAAAGTGCGGCGCGGGCAACTCCATGCAACCGAGGTGCTGCTCAAACTGCTGGCCCGGCGGGCGAAGATGATGGGCCTGGACTCGCCTGAGCGCCACGAGTGGACCGGCAAGGACGGCGGCCCCATCCAAACCAAATCCGAGATCGACATCAGCCGCCTTGAGCCCGAAGACGCCCAGCGCCTGCTGGAGCTGATCGAGAAAGCGAGCCAGTGAGATTGCTCTCCTGCTGCCCAAGGCCGACATTGAAGCCCTCCGCGAGCGGGTCAAGGCCGACTGCGAGGCGAGCCTGCGGCACTACGTCCGCGCGGCGTGGCACGTGGTCGAGCCGGGCAACCCGTTTATTAGCAACTGGCATATCGACGCAATATGCGAGCACCTGGAGGCGGTTGGGCGCTCCGAGATCCGCCGCCTGCTGATCAACATCCCGCCGCGCTGCATGAAATCCCTCACTGTCTCGGTCATGTGGCCCACCTGGGCGTGGGCGACCAAGCCCGACATGCGATTTGTCTTCGCCGCGTACGCGCAGCGGCTTTCGACCCGCGACAGCCTCAAGTGCCGCCGCATCATCGCCAGCCCGTGGTATCAGCGCAACTGGGCAGACCGCTTCCAAATTACGAGCGACCAGAACGAGAAGATGCGCTTCGAGAATGACCGAACCGGGTTTCGGATCTCAACCACGGTCGGCACCGGCACCGGGGACGGCGGCGATATCGTGGCGGTGGATGATCCGCATGACGTGACGCAATCGCTCTCCCCCGTCCAGCGCGAACAGGCGCTCATTTGGTGGGATGAGACCATGCCAACGCGGCTGAACAACCCCAAGCGCGGGGGTATGGTGATCGTCATGCAGCGGCTCCATGAGCAAGACTTGGCGGGCCACGTGCTGGCGCAGGGCGGTTACGAGCACCTGATGCTGCCGATGGAGTACGAGCCGGATCGCAAATGTTTCACCTGCATCGGCTTCCAGGACCCGCGCCAGAAGCAAGGTGAACTGCTCTGGCCGGAGCGGGTCGGCGAGACAGAAGTCAGGGAGCTGCATACCCGGCTCGGGAGCTATGGCGCCGCCGGCCAACTCCAGCAGCGCCCCGCCCCGCGCGGCGGCGGCATGTTCCAGCGCCAATGGTTCAAGATCGTCGATCAGCCGCCATGGAAGCCCGAGCGCAAGGTGCGGTACTGGGACATGGCCGCCAGCGAGGCGCGGCAAGGCGCCGATCCGGACTGGACGGTCGGCACGCTCATGAGCGTCAAGGAGGGCGATCTCTTTATCGAGGACGTGCGGCGGGCGCGGCTCGCCCCCAAGGGGGTCAAGGATCTCATCGGCCAGACGGCCCAGCTCGACGGCAAGGGCGTGCCGATCTGGATTGAGCAGGAGCCGGGCAGCAGCGGCAAGACGGTCGTCGACGACCTCTGCCGCACCGTTCTGCAGGGGTTCGCGGCGCGTCCCGATCGCCCGACTGGAAAGAAAGAGAACCGCGCCGATCCGCTGGCAGCCGCGGCCGAAGCGGGGCGGATCAAGCTGGTCTCGGGGCCCTGGGTGGAAGACTGGCTGCGAGAGCTGGAGGTCTTCCCGGCGGGGGCTCACGATGACCAGGTGGACTCTGCCTCGGGCGCCTACGCGCAGCTGACGGCCGTCAAGAAGGGCGGCACCTGGGGCCGAAAGAAATAGCGAAACCTCCCCGGTTGGCGCTATAACACGCTTGCGCGGTGGGGACCGGGGGCATGAAAGGACAGGCCATGCCTGAGATCGTCACGCCGCGCAACGGCCGCCCCGGCCGCCTCTCCCGCGCTCTGACCGCCATCAACAGCGTGCTCACCGACCGCCTCGCCCTGGCCGGCCTCGCCAGCTCCCACGGGGGCGCGCGCCAGCTCGATACCGTGCTGGGCTACCCCTCGCAGCTCAGGCCTCAGGACTACCGCGAGGCCTACGATCGCGAGGATATCGCGACGACGCTGGTCCAGGCGTATCCGGTCGCCACCTGGCGCACCCCGCCGCAGGTCTATGACGACGCGGACCCCGGCAGCGAGACCGCCTTCGAGCTGGCCTTCACTGCGCTGGCCCGGGAGGTGGGGCTCTGGCAATACATCACGCGGGCCGATATTCTGGCCGGCCTCGGGCGCTACAGCGTGCTGCTGCTCGGCTTCGATGGTCCTGACAACATGGCGCAGCCGGTCACCCGGGCCCGGCGCCTGCTCTACCTGCAAGCCTACGGCGAGGAACGGGCGACGATCAGCAAATGGGTCACGACCAGCACGGACCCGCGCTTCGGGCTGCCCGAGCAATACGCCATCCAGATCGGCGAGGAGGGCGGCCGGAGCACACAGGCGGTCCACTGGACCCGCGTGCTGCATATCTGCGACGGCGCGCTCGATAACGATGTTTACGGCCGGCCGCGGCTCGCGAACGTCTTCAACCGGCTGATCGATCTCAAGAAGCTGGTCGGCGGCGGGGCCGAGATGTTCTGGCTGAACGCGCGCGGCGGCATCAACGCGGCGATGGACGCCGAGATGGACAACCTGACGGCCGATGAAGAGGCCGCGCTGTCCGATGAGATGGACGAGTATGAGCATGCCCTTCGGCGCTTCCTGCGCACCCGGGGCATTACCCTCTCGGCGATCAACCATGCTGTGCACGACCCATCCGGCCCGGTCGGGATCATCCTGGACCTGCTCGCGGGGGCCAGCCGGATACCCAAGCGCATCCTGATCGGCTCGGAGCGCGGGGAGCTGGCCAGCCAGCAGGACGAGCGGAACTGGAACGACCGGGTTGCCGAGCGCCAGCAGAGCTATGCCGAGCCGATGCTCCTGCGCCCGCTGGTCCGCCGCCTGACCGAGGCCGGCGTCCTGCCCGCGCCGATCGGCGGCGACTTCCGGGTCTCGTGGCCGGACCCCAACGCGCTCAGCGAGCAGGAACGGGCGGACGTGGCAGCGAAGATGACGACGGCCCTCACCGGCTACGCGAACGCGGCCGGGCGGAGCGCTGAGGAGATCGTGCCGCGCGAGGAGTGGCGCGAGACGTTCATGGGCATGGAGCCGGTGCCGGAGGGCGGGTTTGAAGAGGTCGAGATGGCGCTTGACGAAACAGATGAGGCCGAGGGTGAAACGAATGGGAGGAACGGTGAAACAAAATGAGCCTTAACGGCATCGGCCCGGTCTGCGAGAACCTTGCCAAGCTCAGTCCGGACGAGGCGCGCGAAGTGAACCGAATCCTCTGTGAATACCACCGGGATCGGGCATGGCGGGCGGCTTTTGCGGGCTGGATGATCCCCTTGGCCCTGATCGTATTCCTGTTTCTGATGCTGGTTGCCTTCTGATGCCGACTGACCCCACACGCACCCTGAGCATCCGCCGCCGCTACGAGTCGGAGATTGTCCGCCGCATCCGCAACCTGGCGCGGTTGGTCGCCTGGGCTGTGGGCGAGGTGGATGCCCTGGCGCTGGGTTCGGGCGTGTTCGCGCATGCCGCCTTCGCGCCGGATTTTGACGACATCCCGCCGCCGCGGTTCAACTTCCCGACCAGCGCCGAGAAGGTTGCGGCCTTTCTCGCCTGGCTGCGCGAGATGCAGGACCAGGGCATCCTGGAAGTGATCGAACGGAGCGAGGGCCGGATTGTGGCCCGCCAACCGTGGCAGGACGTTTACATCCGCAGTGCCTACCAGAAGGGCCTGGCCGACGCACGGCGCGATCTGCGGATCCCGCCGGCCGTCGAGTCCGGCCCGTTCGGGCTGCCGGCTGACGCCATGTTCGGCTCACCCTTCAACGCGCCGATCCATGCCGACGCCGCGGGCATGCTGTTCACGCGCAATTTCGAGGAGCTCGCGGGCATCACCAGCGACATGAGCCAGCGCATGAGCCGGGTGTTAACCCAGGGGTTGACGGAAGGCCGAGGCCCGCGCCAGATCGCCAGCGCCCTGCGCCGCGAGATCGAGGG